GGAAGGTTGGAGGAGCTTTTAAGGTTTCATGCCAAGAAGCAATATAATCGGCCTATTCGTCGTTGGTGGTTAAGGTAGGGGGTTGGCTATGTCAATGATAATAAGAATGAATTAATATTTGAGAGGATAAAAAAATGTTAGGTTTTAATGAGATATATAACATGGATTGTTTAGAGGGTATGAAGCGAATGGCTGATGAAAGTATAAATTTAATAGTTACAGATCCGCCGTATTTAATGAATTATAGAAGTAATAGGAGAGTAAAACAAGAAAAGTTTGATTATATTAAGAATGATACTTTAGATACAAGAGAATTAATTCAAACTTATTTAAAGGAATGTTACCGGGTATTAAAAAATAATACTGCAATTTATGTATTTTGTAGTTGGCATAACATAGATTTTTTTAAACAAGAAATAGAGAAATATTTTAAGCTAAAAAACTTAATTGTATGGAATAAAAATAATCATGGTTCGGGGGATTTAAAAGGATCTTATGCTCCAAAACATGAATTAATTCTTTTTGCTCATAAAGGAAGATCATTGTTAAGAGAAAAAAGAATTCCTGATGTTATTGATTATTCTAAAATATCTTCAGTAAGGCTTAGTCATCCTACAGAAAAACCTGTTGGGCTTTTACAAATATTTATTAAAAATTCAAGTGATACTGGGGATATTGTTTTAGATGGATTTATAGGAACGGGGGCAACTGCTATAGCTTGTATTAATACAGGTAGGCAGTATATAGGGTTTGAATTAGAAGAAAATTATTGTAAAATAGCTGAAGATAGAATTAAAAGGTGGATAAAATGATGAGTAAAAAAGAAATATGGCAAATGACAAAAGAAGAGTTTGCTCCAGAAATACCTGATTGGGCGGTAAAGAATAGACATTTATGGAATGATAGTAAAAAAGAAGCATATAAGTATGTAAGAAAGGCTTTAGAGGAGGAGGGCCCCGGTTGCCCGGGGCCTTTTCCTTAGATAATTAGGTTCTCGTATAGACCGTTTATCTCGTCTTGTCTAATGCCGAGATAGCGGCGGGTAATTCCCAGGTTGCTATGGTTTAGCGTCTCCATGATGAGCGCGGGGTTGAATCCTTTTTTCCATGCCTGATAGCCCCAGGTTTTGCGCAGGCTATGTGTTCCGATGTTTTCTTTGATTCCCACTGCTTTGGCGGCTTGCTTGAGTATGCTATTAGCGTGTTGCCGGGTAATAGGCTTGTTGCCTTCGCGGGATTTGAATATATAACCTGTTGGGCTGTCGAGGCTGTCCTGGAGTTCTTGCAGGGCCTTCAGGGCGGCCTTGTTCAGCCTTATGGTGCGGGGTTTTTTAGTTTTACCCTCTTCGATGTCTATGGTTCCTGTTGCTACGTCCTGCCATGTAAGAGAGAGCAGATCGGATATGCGCAGGGCGATATTGATACCGACGACGAACATAGCATAATCCCGCAGGTTACGTTCTTTGAGGTAATTCTTTACGGCGCAGATTTGTTTTTGGTCTCTGATGGGCTCGACTGTTTTCATGGTTATCCTCCTTTCTCTTTACTTAATGTTATTATAGCATACGTTCTGTAATTGTCAAGGGCGGATTGCGGAAGTTGCGTGAAGATTCTGCGGCGCGTGCCCCAGTTTCGCTCACTACGTTCGCTTCGCTAAGGGGTGCTTTTATTCTTGTTGTGGTGTTTGAGTTTTTAGCCGTTTTAACTTGTTTACTTCTAATTAGGTGTCTGTTTTACAGTATGTTGGATTGCGGTTGAATATGCGTTGAATTGTAAATTTTTTTTGGAACAAAAGGGGTGCGAGTTGTGGCCGAGACCCGGGAAATACATGTTCCTTACAACCCCAATCCTAAGCAGGCTTTATTTCATGCTTGTGGTGCTGATGAGGTAGTATTCGGTGGAAGTAAGGGTGGTGGGAAGACGGTCGCCCTTGTTATGGAGGCGTTTACCTATGGGGTTGAGTACCCTGGTGCGACCATTTACATCTTCCGGGAAACATATGATGACCTCGAAGCAAACGTAATTGCCGAATGGAAGAAGAGGATACCTCCTGAGTTATATAGTTACCATGGATCGAAGTATGTTGCTACTCTATGGAATGGGTCTGAAGTGTTTTTCAGGTATGTTCGGTCCAAGGCTGACGCTGAAGGCTATGACGGTCGCTCCATCGACTGGTTAGGCATAGATGAGTTGACGCACCACGAAGAGGGAGCCATTCAGATTTTGCTATCCTGTGTGCGGAGTGCCAAGGGATTCCCCCCGAGGTTTAGGGGGAGTTGCAACCCTGGTGGGCCTTCTCATAAGTATGTCAAGCAGCGCTACATTGATCCGACCAACAAGGGCAAGAAGCAATATACCGATCNGGTAACGGGGAACAAGATAGCCTTTATCCCCTCTACTGTTTATGACAACACGGCGTTAATGGAGAACGACCCTGCCTATGCTCGGCGGTTGGAAAATCTGCCTCCGAAGAAGCGTGCAGCCTACTTGCATGGNGACTGGGATCAGTATGACGGGCAAGCGTTTGAAGAGTTTGATCCCAAGATCCATGTCGTGAAGCCCTTCGACATACCTGACCACTGGTATAGGTGGATGGGTGTGGATAACGGTTATACGGACCCGTTTGCGTATTACTGGGGTGCTGTGGATGAGCGTGGGATAGTTTACATCTATCGGGAATTTACCCGGGAGTATGCAGATTTGAAACTTACATATACCCAGCAAGCTGAGAGGGTATTAAGGCTGATGACTCATACCAGGATAGAGAACAGCGTTATGCGGGAGTATCGGGAGCCGATGGGGCCGATTTACTGTGGCCATGATGCCTTTGCCTCTCACCCGCTGGCGCAAGGCAAGACCATAGCATGGTTCTATCAACAGGCTGGGCTGAAAGGGCTGCAACCGGTGCTGCCGGACAGGAAGATGCGCAAAGCTGTCTGGCATGAGTATCTGAAACCTATTGAATTACCTGACCCTGATCCCTATACCGGGCGTAACAAGATTGCCAAGGTCCAAATATTTGACACTTGCGAGAGGCTGATTGAAACCCTGCCGATGCAGATGGAGGACGATAAAGACCCCGAGAAGGTGGCTGAATCAAGCTATGACCATCAGTATGATGGGGCGGGGTATTTGCTGGTCTCGTGGCATGTCAACCGTTCGGGGCGAATTGAGTTACCCAAGAAGGAGTTACCATTTGAATTGCGGACTGAGGAGCCCAAGCGTGGAGCGGTGGAAGAATATTTGTGGAGCTAAGGGAGGGGCTAAGATGGATATATCGCTTATGCTCGTAGGCTTTATCTTATGTGCTTTGGCATCCTTTGCGGGTGCTTTTTTCGGTGTTAGGAGTATGTCTGAGGGGGCCAGGCCCTTAAGGATACCTATCTACCATGACATTAAAGAGGCTGTAGAAAAGAAGAAAGACAAGCTTGAGAGGGATAAATATAACAATGTTATTAGCGAATACCTTTATGGCGAAAAGGGTGAGGAAAGGTGAAAATGACCAGTTCTGATTTGGATTCAATACTTGACTACATTGAATCCTACGAGGCTGATGGTATAGACAAGGAAGTAGCTATCCATGCTGCCGTGGCCATAGCGCGGGGCATCTGGAAGCGGGACCACCCTGACACGTCGCAACTACCGGACCATTTGAAGCCGGGTAATGTAGTCAAAGCCATTATGGAGGGGAGGGAAGCCCGTGCCAGTAAATCATCCGAAGGTTAGCGAGAAGGATCGCAAGATTGCCGAACGTATAAAAAGGGTTTATCATGCAGGCGTGCAGTATAAACAGAGCATGCAATATTACGAAAAATGGGCAGAGCATACTCGTTTTTGGTGTGGTGATCAGTGGCCAGCACCGACCGAAAAGACGCAGAACTTCCCTCGTCCAGTAATAAATAAAGTGGCTGAGATAGTTAATCAGAAGGTGGCCGGTATTCTTCATGATGTGGGGGAGATACATTACCTTCCGATGGAGCAGTATGCAGACGTCAGGAGGCTTCCAGTTGAGAATATGGGGCTGGATGAAGGTGAAGATATTACCAACAGTGATATCGACGCTGCTGAGGCGCTCTCGCTCGTTGCCAAGCATGAACAAGACCGGATGGAGTTTAGAGATATACTTGACCGTGGGACACTAAATGCTGCAATAACGGGGACCATGTGTCTATTGTTTTCCTGGGACAACACGTTAGTTGGCGGTGGGGAGAACAGCAAATGGAAAGGCAACGTCAATTGTCAAGAAATAGATCCTTTTGACATCTATCCAGAGGATCCTTCGCAACATGAAGTGCAGAAGCAGCCCGGGATCATTATTGCAGAAAGGTTACCGTTATCCCAGGTGAAGGACTTCTACGGCCAGTTTTCCGATGAAGTGCTATATCTTAAAGCTGAGAAGCCCGAAGCGAGGATACAATCCGAGCGGCGAATTGAGCAAGACGAAACAGACTACGTGAATATTTATCATTACTGGACCAAAGAAGCCGTTGAGCATGAAATAGAGTTTGGTGGCGAGCAGGTAAAGCAAATAAGTCATCAGGTTAATTATTACGTTAGTTGCCAGGACAGGATAATACGTGAGGATAAAAATATAAGTGCGGCCGGATTATATCCCATAGCAACATTTCAATGGTATCCCAAGAAAAAGTCGTTTTTTGGGAAGTCAGAAGTAGATGATTTGATTGCCTCCCAGAAGGAGCTAAACAGGCTGGCTGGGCTGGGGTTACTTACTGTATATACTACCGGTCTGCCGAATGTAGTTTACAAGTCTGGATTTATTAACAAAGAAGATATTTTGCCGGGTGGTGGCGGGATTATTGAGGACAGCTCTCAACCGGGTGTCCAAGCCATCAGCTATATGCAACCGCCACAAGCATCGGCTATTATACCCTATCTGAGGGATAGCCTTACCAAGGGAATGGAAGACGCTTCGGGGGTTCACGAAGCCTGGACTGGTCGTGCGCCTTCTGCGCAGCTTAACGCATCTGCGATCATTGCTCTACAGGAGGCAGCAGGGATTACCATCGGCAACATACAGGAAAGGTTGCATAGATGTCTGCGGGATTGTGGGCGCATCTTATTATCATTCTGGAAAGAAAAATGGGATTATGAAAGGTTAATTCGGATAACTAGTGATAACCACCCCGGTAATATTAAGGGGGTTTTTTGGTTTAAGGGGACCGATTTTGCCGATATGGAATTTGACGTCAAGGTATCATCAGGCCCCTCGCCGTTCTCCAAGGCTATAGTGGC